TCCGTAAAAGGAAGACTTCTCGCGGCAAACACATAGTAATTTGAATTCGAAGTCTCCGATACGGATTCAACGAATTGCGCGGCCATGTGTGTTTTAAAATTTTCTGTTATTAACTTCATTCTTTTTATGACACCGATGTTGAAACAGTTGCAATACTAGTATTAGCATAGGTTATATTACTATTTATATCAGAAATTTTAACAAAGCTACCAAATAACTCTGTACCAGAAACGTGTAAAATATCTTTTACCAAATTTCTATATCTATCTAAAGCTACGCCAATCTGAACATCATATGAGTAATCTTGATAATATCTATTATCATGAATCTTCTTATCATGACTAAGTTGTGAATTTCTTGTGGTCCAATAACCAGAACCAACGCCTTCGTGTTCTGTCACAGCTGTTGCGGTTATTGCGAATGAACTACCAGTTCTTTCTAATGTCATTTGTGCACCGTTAAGATAACCATATCCAGAATCAACAACTTCAAGAGAAGAAGCGACGCCGTTTGCAACCTGCACGATGCCGGTTACAATTGCATTTTCGCCCATGGCTAATGAACCAGGATCACTTGCCACTAAAGTAACAGTAGCGGTTGCATTACTAGAAGAACCACTAATAGGACTACTGGTATTAAACGATGTATTAAAAGATGATCTGGTTAAAGTAAGTCTGGTTAATGATGCCGTCTTTACAATGCCTTTTGCAATAGCATCTTGATAGATCGTCTCACCAACACGGAAAGAACCAGAAGTAATTGTTATATCAAGTACTATATCTTTTCTGGCATATGACGCAATATATCTGTTATGAACAGAAACAAAAGGATCCGCATTATAACCAGAACCTGGATTAATGCGCGTCAATGATGTAATTGTACCCATTGTAAATGTATCATATGTAAATAAATCTGAAAATGCTGTTGTAGAATCTCCGTTTGGATTTCTAGCGAATCCATAACCAAAGTCCATATTTACTGTAACACTTGCAACAGAACCACCAGTAGCAGGTAAAACAGCGGTTGGTGTTTGATAATATCCTTCACCAGGAGTATCTACTGTGATAATTGTTATCGTTCCAGAACCATCAGTTGTAATTGTAGCGTTTGCAAATGTTTGTGGATCGCCGCCAGCAAAACCACCAGCAGTAAAGGTAATTTGACCACCATTAGAATATCCAGTGCCACCACTATCGATGGTGATAGAGTCTATAAATCCTACTCCAGAATTTCCGGCCGTACCTACAATAGTATCTAAGAAACTAATGTTTGCCGCATTATTTGCACCAATAAAATCTGTGTTCAAAGAAACTGATTCTTCGTTTTCTAAACTACCTGGTTGGAACGTTGCAGAGTCGCCGGTAGCTGTATCGTTTAATGTAAGTATTAAGTTTGGTCTGTCTACAATATTTAAATTGAGAAGTCTATCTAATTCTCTTACGGTGCGAATAGGTATATTACCATCTTCAATATAAGAATAAGCAGAAGTGTTTCCGTACAAACCAACACATGTTGTATTTTGACCAACAACAATTGCACTAATTGTACTATTCGCTACGGTGTCTATAATACCATTTGCCGTCGGAACGCCATTGTACCAAACTTCGGTTGCGCCAGTAGATGATACAGCAGACATTTCTCTAACAGATTGTGTACTAACGCCGCGTATTTTTTTGCCTGTAGTAAACTCACCAGCTAAAACTTCTACAAGAATTGTATTTGCATCTTGTAAAGACGATACTGTACCAGAAGCTCCAGCAACAGTAACACTTACACCATTCGTTGCAATTTCTGCTGATGTACTTGTTGTCAATCCTACTATGTCTTCGCCTGCTCTAAAAGTACCCCAAGAAAGATTACAACTTAATGTTGTTGAATTGGCAATGTCAATGATTGTACCAAAAGCATAATCGGTGATAAGTTGTGTACCGCCAACAGGCGAAGCAGCCGAAAGAATTTTCATTTCAATAACTTCACTAACACTAAATCCGGTTGTATCATCTACTGTAAGTGTAACTTCTTGTTCTTCTTGTACAACCTCGTCGACCTGATAAACAACATTAGTCGCTAAGTCAATTAATTGTTGTGGTCCAAAAGTGCCGGTGTTGATAACAACAGTTACATTTGAATTTGCAGAAGCATCTGTTGTTACACCATCAGAATCGGTATTTGCAATTGCGACAACATATGAATTTGCTGTTTCAGTATAATTAACGACTTTTACAACAGTATCATCTGCCGGTGCCACTGAAAATTCTATGTGAGTGCTGTTTGGAACTGTATAACCGCTTGTTTGTACAACATTGTCCACAGTAACAAGAACCTCATCGGCTTCATTGGATGATCTTGCAAATATGGTTTGGCCGTTGTGTGTGCCGCTGTTATATTGTTCTGTATATGTTAGAACACCAATAAGTCTATCTAAGGCAGTAATAGAACCACTATTTGTATTAACATCTGTGGCAGACAAAAGTGCTAAAGTTTCTCTGACTTGTTGTACAGTTTCAAATTGAACAAATTGATTATTTGTATTAGAATTATCCACAAATAACATTGCAGTAGAAACACGAACATCTGTATAGTCGTTTGTTGTGTTTGCGTCATCTGGTGTGTTTAATGTATAACCAGAACCGCCGTTAACAAGCGTGAAATTAACACGACCGGTAGCGTCTGTTGTAGAAACAACGCGAGCAAGACCTTGTTTGCCGGTATCGTCAATAACATTAAAAACATCACCAACTGTATTGTTTTGACCGCCATTTGTGATAGTCAAACTAGTAAGTGAGCCTACCATAACAGGCGCGCCGACTAAATTATTATCATCCGTGATTGTTTCACCAGTAACAAATTGTCCTTTGAGATTGCTGATATAGATAATATCAATTGGACGGCCGCGTATGCGTTTTGTTGAAAAAGACTCAACGAAAGCCTTTGCACCAGACTGTGATCCTGTCACTTGTTTGCCGACAAATCCTTTTGTCCTAGAACTGCGAGATAATTCAAGATACTTTGGAATATTCCATTTACTATCTGATAATTTAAATAGATCATCAGCAGGATAATAAACTTGTGCTTCTTGATTAAAGATTAATTTTAAAAGAAGTTTTGCAGATAAAGGCGTACCCTTTGACCTGTAATAATCCATAATATGTTTGATAATAAATCTTTTATCAACCGCGGTTCTAAATCTAAAATTATTTAAAAATTGATTCGAAAACTGTTTGATATATCGATCTAATGTTTCATCAATGTCTCTATTTTGAAACATACCTCTTGTAAGTTTTGTGGCAGAGTCATTGTCTTTTTCTAAAAATTCGAAATAAGCCTTAACAAAGGCAATGAAGTCCTCTCCTTCTTCTCTGTAGATAGAAGGAAATTGTCTTGCGATATATTCAGATATTGTTTGACTCTGATTATGCATTATTGTCTAGCCGTACTTACTGTGATTTCAATATCAGCTTGTCTAATCGATAATATTTTAGATTTTGGACCAATAATATCTTGTATGTTTGGTCTACCGTACAATTTAATTGCTGATCCGGAGAAAGCACTTACATTTAAATTGCGTATAACAACTTTGCCGGTTTGATAATTGACCGTTCCGATATTGCCATTTAAAATTTGGAAACCAGTTGATGTATTTTTAATAACTTCAATTACTCCTAATCCATTATCTTGTAAAAATGCTGTTTGTCCTTGATATGTAAAGTTACTAGATTTCAAAGCTGGTTTGTGCAAAGTAATATCTTCGCCTGTTGTTAATGGATGATCAAGTATTAATTGATTTTGATAACTACTGTTAAATGAACTATTTGATCCTAATGCAGGAATAAAGTCCAATATCATAAGCAATTCAGTATCATTGGATATGATCGCTGGATCAGCATCATCAATCACACGAGAAATGCGTGATTGCCTGGCGTTCTTTTTAAAATCATTTAAGTAAGCATTGTTGTATGTTGATAAAGCTGTTTTTACTTTATCAATGACACTACCTGCAGAAATATCTGATAGATTATTGTTATAGTAAACATGCGAAATAAGTCTTACATATAAGAATTCTGGATTTACAACGACCGGTTCAATTGCAAGAGGACACCTATCTTTTAGAAAAGCTCTATACTTTTCTTTTGCACTATCAGAAACGCCATCAGAATCTTTTATATCAACAGCGATGATAACTCGACCATATCTTGGTGGGTCAACCTCTTCACCACCATAAACAGACACAGCTTGAATTTCTGCAAAATGGTTTTTCAAAAGATTTTCATAGTCAGATTCGGTTACGGCACGATCTTGTATTTGTATAGACTTTGGTGCATAAAACTTAATTGATTCAATCGATTCTTGTGCGGCGCCGCCTTGTGCAATAGACCTAGTTGTTACTGTTAAATTATATCCTGATACCGTGTTTGCAGGAGAAAATAATGATGCACCGTTTGCGTCTTCGCCTCTGGTAATTCTATATTTTACTTCAATAACTTTGCCTGTATCTGGTTGATCTCCAAATACATCTTTACCAAAAGTAATTTCATAACGATCTTCTTCTGCTGGTTGTAAGTAAAATACTTTATCGGCAGCTTTAACATCAAATAAGTTTGCTTTATAAACATATTCTGAAGAAACAGCGCCAGCTGCAGATGATTCATAAACACGAACCACGATACTATCCGTGTCTATTCTTTTATTTGATAGAATATATCTTCCGTTTGTTGTTGCATTGAAGTATTCAGTTTCTATTTTTCCTTCATATACAAAAACATTATCTACCGAATAAACGCCATTTGTTGCTGTTACTGTAAGTACTTCGTCGGTCAAAAACGTATAAGAAACGCCATCAACCGTGGTTGTAAATTTTGTGTATTTTGGAATGGTAACAAATGCAGGAGTGTCCGCTAATGTGTTTACAACAATTCTAATTTTTGCTGTCGGACTGCGATAAGAACGAGGAAGATAGTTTAACTCTTTACAATGTGAAATGACAGACGATTTTAATTGTGCCGAATCGATAAACATTTCACCAATGGCCATGTTTGAATAGAAGTTATTCGTAAAGGTGTTATACGCCAATACATCCAATAATACAGATAGATTTGACCCCTCATAGTCATAATCTTTAAGGATATCTTGTCCTTTCAAGAAATCTTTTAGACTATTTTTGATTTGATTAAAATCAAGTTCTGCGATTGGTGTACCACTGTTCGTAGCCATTTATCTTACTCTTTCTAATATAATTTGTAAGGTGATCGGATCTTGTATATTTATCACTCGAAATATAATAGACACATCAACCGTATGGTCATCAAACGTGTCCGCGACCACAATGTCAATAATCTCCGCTCTAGGTTCATGTGCTTCCAAAACATCCTTTATTTGTTCCTTTATCGAAATAAACGTTTGAGGAGTTTTGTTTTCAAAAAGTAATGCCCTTATATTACCGCCAAACGTTGGATTATAAAGTCTTTCGCCTCTATCTGTCAATACAATATTTTTAATTGATTGCTTTACAGCATCAACATTGATTTTTCTTAACAACGTATTTTTAATAGGATGTTTATCCAGATTCGTAAAGAAATCTGAATAAATTTCTCTTTCTGTTCTAGGCGTAAGGCCAACCATACTGTTATCCTTTTTATTTTATTTATAATATATTTATAATAAAATTACGCAATTAAGTTTGCGACTGCCTGTTCATTTACTCTACTGCCATCAATTAACAAAGTGTTTTTTATGTCTTTCGGCGATACAGGTATTTGTGCTGGTTGAAAATGTTGAGCGTCGCCTTCAATAGGATTTGTTATTCCGTGCTTTTCAAAAACCTCTCTAACCAATCCTGTATATACTTTGCTACTCTTACCGAACCATGTGCCATCTACCATAACTGCTACATCAATAGCCATTCCAAAGTTATGCCAAGTGTTGCCTGGCGGCGCTGCTGCTTTGCCTTTCATTGCATAGTAACTAAATCTGTTATTATCATCTGTAATGTCTATAAGTCCAAAATTAATAGTGATATGATAAGCTTTGGTCGAATCAGTACTATAATACTTGTCAATGAATTCTTTAACGGCATTTGCAAATGCTTTTCTAACCGCAGGATTGAGACTGTTTATGTTTTTTGCAATCGCAGCTTTAAATGGACCAGGATGAAAATATGCTTCGTCAAACACAGTTACACCTGTAACCGTCTTGTCTATTTTCACAATCTCTTTTCTTTCAACAACCTTTCTGCCGTTTGTAGCTGGTTTAACCGCTTTATCATCACTTGCTTTCTTTATATCTTTTGCAATTGCCTCTGCTTTTTTCGTTTTTTCTTTAGCATAGTCCGTTTCTTGTTTAACCTTTGCATCACGATCTTCATTTGCCTGCACAGCCTGAACTTTTGCAAGATTTTCTTTATCTGCTGGTTTTGCGTCTGTATTACCTTCTTGAATAACTTTAGAAGTTGCAACAGATTGTGTTTTAACACTCGCTTCACTTTCCGGCGTAATATGTTGTTTTGCGAAATCATTTAATTGTTTTAATGATGTTTTCATAGGCACAACAGCACCAGTAGTTAAGTCTGGTAATTTTTTATCTAACTTCTCAATTGCCTTTTCTGTATTCTTCGTTTTAACTTCAACCATTTTCTTAGTTTCAGCCACACACGCTTCACACACTTCCAAAGTAACAAGTAAATCTTCAGGAATACCAGACTGCAACGATTCTAAATTCTTTTTTACGGCATCATCAAAAGCTTTTGTTTGTTCTTGAAATGATTTTTGTACCTCAGAAAAACTTATAGTTGGCGATGAAACTGTTGCTTTTGAAATAGAACTTGCTGCGCCACTAGCAGAACTTAACAAGTCTTTTGTTATGGATGTTACCGATTTAGCAGATTCTTTTAAAATTTCTTTAATGTCGTTGCCTACACTTCCAACAAATCCTTTCACGGCTGTTTCTAAATCCATATCTTTCAATGCTCTTTCAGACAAATTCTCTGCTGTTTCTCTTGCTTTTCTAAGAGCCTCACACCCACCAGCCGCTTGTGTGGTGAATGTTGAAAGTGATTTAGTAATGTCTGTCATACTTTCAATTGAAAAGTCAAATTCGTTTATATCTTCGCCATCAAAACCAGAATCATATAAGGCAGCAGACAACTGTGACGAATTAAACCCTTTTAATTGTTGTGTAAATCCAGATAATTGAGACGGCACAGATGGAAAAGCATCGACAGCTTTAGTAAGACTTTCTTTAAAAGCATTCATCTGAGCAGACGAAAAAGCTTCTTCTGGTTTGATACTATTTAAAGCAGCAAGAGAACTTGTAGAATCTGTTGCTATAAGATCACCAATATCAGTCTGTGGTACATTAATTGATGTTAACGCCATTTTATACCTCTATTCCGTGTTCGTCTTCAGTAATTAATATAGAATCAGTAAACTTTGTATATCCAGTTGGGGTTAAAGTTTTAATACTTGCAAACTTTTTAATTGGTGGATCACCAAGCAAACTGCGAAGCGATGGATTACTATCATATTGTTTAGAAGATGTAACATATGTTGGTAATTCAGGATCATATACATCTATCCAAGAATCGTATGTTGCATTAGCCGCTGCACCGTCTGTATTGATATCAACCCTTGAACCTTCTATCGCCACATCACCAGCACTTTTGATATGCGTTTCTAATGTTGTTGTTGAATAAAAATTACCATTTGTAATAAGGTTTGTATTGCCTTCAGTCAATATGTAAGTACTACCATTTACATATACACCCAGGTCAGTATCAGTTTGTATACGAATATCGTTATTTGCATAGGCCCATAGAATACCAGTGTTTGCGTGTATCGTAATATTATCTTTGGCTTCCATATGATGATTTACTTTTGCATATGAATTAATACTGCCAAGATAAGCCTCTTGGAAGATAGAAGAACTTTTCATTTTCATATAGTTTGCAGAATTGATTTGAATTGTACCCGCAACATCTAAATCATAATTGCCATGAACTGTTGTTTTCATATCACCATCAACAGTTAGATTGCAATGACCTTCGATATTAACTGTTCTTGCACCTTTGATAACTACATCTACATTGCCTTTTACAATGACTTTATCATTCATTTCAGTGATTGTATATCGATCACCCATGACCTTGTTCAACTGAGAACCATTTGGCATCATTTCTAAAAATGTGCCAGTTCTGTGTTCAATGTTAATTCTTTCAGAAGCCGGTGTATCGTCAAATTCCATAATATGACCCGATTCGGTTTCTTGAACTTTGTTATAAGGATATTTTGCGTTATATGATGGATCAGGTTCGCCCCATGTATACCCTAAGTTTTCTTCTTGATTTACATATCTTCTAATGACATATGTTTCTTCGATGTTTTCAGCTCTTGCCAAACGAGATATATCTGGTTGATATAGATCAGCGGCTTTTGGATTGTAATCTGAACCACTGTATGCGTTTTTATTATCTGCAATCGTTGTAGGCATACCAGGCATAACACCAATCACCATAGGATGTTGTGCGTCTTCACCATCAAGAAAGAAACCAAAAACCCAAGTGCCTGTAAGTGGTGGTTTGTAATTCAAATCATGTACGATAGGAATAGCCCATGGCAAATCAGCCGTAGGAACTAAATTCTTATCGTCTGGATGAATATCAAAACAACGAACCTTAATACGACCCATGTGTCGAGGATCTTCACGATCTTCAACAACACCCATAAACCATAATAGATTTCTAAACCCACCTGTTGCCATTAATCAACTCCATCTTTTCTTAAGTCTTTGGTAAGTGTTAATTCACACTTATATTCTTTACCTTCAAACTTATGTACAATATCATTTATTAACCAAAATCCAGAGAAAGATTTATTCTCCTTCTTCTCAGAATTTTTTTCATTAATCGCATATTCTGGAATATTTAATTTAAGAACATCACCACAAGATAAATCATTTCTACCATAAATTTCGATCTTACATACAATACTACCAAGATAGAAAGAACTTGACCGTCTATGTGGTGTTATTTTAATATAGTTTTGATTTGGTCTATCATCATCAACAAAGATTAAATCACTTACAATCTTTTCATCAAAAAATCTTTCGATATATCCGTCGGTATGTTTAAATCTAACGGTTCTATCTAAATGCGTATAGTCTTCATAATTGTCTTTATACTGATAAGGATGAACGATGTATTGTTTGTTTAAAATATCTACTTCAATTGTATCAGAAAGCATAGACCCTTCGTTAATTTCATCTAATGTATTTTGAATTTGAGGTATCGAGAAAACTAAAATATTTTTCATGGCTTCAAATTTATCTTTTGCACTGGCAGAATCCATAATAGAATGATTATATACATTTTTATCTGGAAAATTTGTTTTTGCATCTTTGACTAATTTTTCATATGTCATCATCTTATATGCGGTTCTTGTTTGAAAGAAAAGATAATGAGAACTTAAATTGTCAGGCGCAAACGATTTTCTTTTCAAAAAATCAATAGTACTTAAAGGTGATAAAGCAGGTATTACAAGTGTTTGTGTACCAGCTGAATCTTCAAACTGTATTTCTTGTCTTGTGTTTGGTAGAAGAGTTCTACTTTCATCTATAAGATATTGTTCAAAAACTTTTTTAGCAATCTCTGTTGTTGTACCAGTATACGACTTTTGAATTAGTTTAGAACGACTCATGATAAGTTGAGGAGAACATAACTCTAAAGTATACAGTTGTGAATTTTGTTGTGAACTAGCACCTAAACCAGTCACAGCATAAACGAGAAAGTCTTGTCTAATTTGATTTTTATTCGAGTCTGTATAGGCAATTGTTATAATTTCTTCACCAATAATAGGGAAATTATTAATTATATCAGCACTATCAATAATAGTCAATGTTGCATATAGAACAGCAGAATTAATAGATTCAGTAATAGTAAATGCAGCTATATACTGAGCAATATTATAGGTGCGGCCATTCTCCACATATTCTTTGAGAATAGCTTCATCTATAACATAATATCCAACATCTGCAATATTATCAGGCATTTAAAAGTCTTTTCAAGTTATTTTCTGCAATTAATTTGTATTCGTCGTTCACGAGCAAGATGTTTCTTTTGCTTTCATTTTCTTCATCTTCATAATCATAATATCTAACAGCAGTCCAATCGCCGCCAACAAAATCACCGGAATTAAAAGTTGAAGATAATGTATAAGAATCAGGACTTATAAAATGTGTGTCGATGATGTTTCCTTCTAGGTCAAGGATATTTTTTTTATAATGAACTATGTTATCGGTTCGTGTTGTGTTTTGACCCCATTCAATAGGATCAGTGCCTGCTGGCAACGACCGACTTGCGTACTTCTTTCTAAAATACGCAATAAAATCTTCGTGTGATTTTGGCCATTGTGTATAAGGATCAACAATGTTATTTGACATAAGAACAAGCCAAACATAATCAGTTGAGTCATAATAAAAGTCTGCAATATCTTCTGGTCTTTCTCCCTCTTTCACGGTATATGGAAGAAATAGATAAGGATCATCAGCGCCAATTTCATCAATAACTTTTGTTTTCAAAGAAATATTACTAATAACTTTCTCTACTGAAAAAGAAGAATTAGCAAAAGCATAATTTGTTTTTGGAAAAAATTCGAAATATCTTGACATTTATTATACCTCAGGTAAATATAGCTGCATTTGCTTTATTATTCGCAGATGCATCGGATGTGTTATAATCTTCTTTTGTCCAAATCTCTGACTCTGTTAATGTCATTGATAATTTAACAACTGCTGGATCACCGCCTTCTAAGAAAGCAAGTTCACCTGCGCCTGCATAGTTTACTTGAAATTGACTTACCATACATGTTTTAAATTGAATAATTGCATCATCATTTGATCCAAGTATCTTAATATCAACCATGTCTGGATATTCTAAAAACGCACGACTAGACGCCGCTGAAGCTGCGGCATTTGTGCCTGTCATATTCTTATATTCAGGATGTACATGATATCTTATTTGTTTAATAATTTTCTTTAATCGTTCAGCTTCACTTCTTGTCGTCGGCGCAAGTGTCCAGTCCATTGTGAAGGCTTTTAATTCAACACCACCAAAAGTAAGTGCTTGATATGGATTAAATGTCATACCAACACCCGCTTCTAATCCTTTTTGTGCGCCTGGAAGAACTTTTGATAATGCTTCTTTTGCCATCGATGCACCTACTTGACCAGCAAGATTTCCAGCAGATTTCCAATCTGTTACACCTAAATTTCTCATTAATGATTCTACAACATCTCCGCCGCCTTGCAAAGTGTCTCTAAGACCGCCACTAGCAGTTGCTACATTTGCTCCGATAGCGCCTAGTTCTTCACCTCTTACTCGTAGAGAAGCGTTATCAAGCAATTGTTCAGGCAAAGGTAACATGATTGATGAAGAAGGAAATGATTCGCCGACGGCTGTTTGTACCCTTCTTTGTGCAAAAGAATACTTTTTAAAAATCAAAACAATAGCGTGTGAACCAATATTATCTGGAAAAGAAAATTGGCTAAAACTTCTTTCGTTTTTCTTTCTAAGTCTTTTTCCTTCGGGAGTACTCATTCATTTGTCCTTGTGGTGTTATAAATACACTTGTAGTATTTTTATTTATAAAGAATTTTCAAAAGGTCCTTAGTAATGAGTTATAAAGGTAAGTTCAAACCTAAAAATCCGAACAAATACAAAGGTGATCCTACAAATATAGTCTATAGAAGTTTGTGGGAATTTAAGCTTATGAAGAATTTAGACGAACATCCAGAGATTGTACAATGGTCATCTGAAGAGTTGTTTATACCATATAAAAGTCCAATAGACAATAAATGGCATAGATATTTTCCAGATTTTATTGTAAAAAAAATAAATAATGGTATAAAAGAGACACTAATGATAGAAGTGAAACCTAAAAGTCAAGTTTTGGCGCCAAAAAAACAAGAGAAGGCAACAAAAAGGTATATAAATGAAGTATATACATGGGGTGTAAATCAAGCGAAGTGGAAGGCTGCGGAAGAATTTTGTTTAGATAGAGGATGGAAATTTATGTTAATGACAGAAATAGAACTAGGTATAAAGTAAAATGGCAGTTACCACATTCGATACACTCTTGACACAAGGCGTTCGTGCTGGTCAAATACCGGCTCGTACACAGCAGGCAAGGGATTGGTATCGTGAAGCAGCAGGAAATAGACGTAGAATCAACGAAAGATCGTTGATTCAATCCGAAACGAGTAGATTTAAATCTCGGATGCGTATTGGCGACATGTATATGTTTTATTATGATCCAAAACATAAAGAGACTTTGCCATACTATGACAGATTTCCTCTTGTATTTCCTTTTAAGAAGGCACCAGGAGGTTTCTTAGGTATCAATATGCATTATCTTCCACTAGAATTAAGAGCGAAGTTAATGGACGCTTTGTATGATTTGAGTGTCAACCAAAGATTTGATGAAACAACCAGACTTAGAATGAATTATCAGATTTTAAGTTCTGCGGCAAAATTTAGATTTTTTAAACCATGTATCAAACATTATTTGACAAATCAAATGGATTCTAAATTCTGGTATGTATTTCCTTCAGAATGGGACATTGCATTGTTTCTACCTCTTGAAAGGTTTGCGAAGAAGAATAAAAGATTTGTACAACAAGAATCACGAAAAATTGTTAGAGGACAATAGATATGGCTTTTAATGTAGAAGCATTTAAATCGACAATGCAAGGATACGGAGGTCTCGCACAAGCAAACAAGTTTCTTGTACAGTGTGACGCACCACCTAAGATTCGTTCTTTTGCTGGTCAAACAGCCGTGTCTGCACAAGACTTGTCTTTCTTCTGCGACACAACAAGCTTGCCAGGTAAGAATATTAATACATTTGATTACAGAAAGCAAGCCTATGGCGATGTTACAAAACTGCCTATGTCTCGTGCTTCAGAAAATGTGCAATGTACCTTTTTCGTTGATAGTAACTATAAAATACTAAAGTTCTTTCAGACTTGGTTAGATTATGTTATCGAAGGCACAGACGAAAGTCCAAACACGATACTAGACGGCGGTAGACAACATAGAGAAATTGGTTTTAAAGAAGATTATGAAACGAGAATGGTAATTCGTGGTTTTTCTGATCTAGGTTCTACAGGCCAAGGTATCGAATATACTTTACATGGTGCATTTCCAATACAGGTCGGTGCTGTTTCTATGGGTTGGGAACAAAATGATACATTAATTAAATTGCCTGTAGAATTTACATATACATATTATACCACAAGAAAACTGGATGGCATTAATCCAGGATTACACAAACCAAGTGGCATAGGTTTCTTTACAAGACTTGCTCAACTTGGTTCTATCGCTGGCGTTATCAGCACAATTAAAAAACCAACCGGTATTCAAGACGCAATTAATCAAGTAACTGGTGTGAGTACAATCCTTAAATCATTTTAACTGAATGGAGTGAAATATTATGGCTTTGCCTAAAATTGAATCGCCAACTTTTATGTTGGAATTACCTTCTAACAAAAAGAAAACTATTAAATATCGTCCTTTTACTGTAAAAGAAGAAAAAATTCTTTTGGTTGCTCTTCAAAGCGGAGAAGCAAAAGAGATTACAGAGGCCGTGATTCAAATTATTAACAACTGTGTCATTGGTGACCTTGATGTTGGTAGTTTGGCATCATATGATGTTGAATATATCTTTTTAAATCTAAGATCAAAATCAGTATCAAATCTTGTTGAATTGAAGATTACTGATCCAGATGATGAACAACAGTATGATGTTTCTGTTGATCTAGACAAAGTAACTGTCCAGTTTGACAAGAACCATAAGTATGAAATTGAAGCATCAAAAGATGTAACAATTTTGATGAGAGATCCTTCTCTTAGTTTGATCGATAACATTGGCGACGATGATGCTATGACTGATATCATCTGTGGTTGTATTGATAAGGTTTTGGTCGGTGACGATGAAGTTGTTTTAATGAAAGAACATACACGACAAGAACAAGAAGATTTTATAAATTCTCTTAGTTCAAAGACAGCATTAGACTTGCAAAGATTTTTTGCAACAGTACCAAAACTTAAACACACACTTAAATATAAAGATGCATCAGGCAAACAAAAAAGTCTTGATGTAGAAGGACTGGCAAGTTTTTTTATCTAATCATGGCTTATAATAGCCTCACAAACTATTATCAAGTCATGTTTGCAATGGTGCATCATCATAAATATAGTATAACTGAACTTGAAAGTCTTATACCATTTGAACGAGACCTTTATTTGGATATGTTAATAAATTATAATGAAGAAGAAAAAGAACGCCGAACAAGGAATTTCTGAAATTAAATGGCTGATACGACCTTACAAGAAGTAATTAACGCGCTTAAAGACCAAGGGGATTTAACGCGGAATACTGGTAGTAACTCTCTCAAAGCTTTAAGAGAAGGTTTGAGTGATACTATTCGTAATACTTCTATGGAAATATCAAATAATATTATAAAATTAACAGAAGCCTTAGTCGAAGGACAAACAAAAGCCGCTGAAGCTGCAAAAGAAATTGCAAGTAAACAGGCTGCAGCAGCTGCATTAGCAGACAAACAGCCTGTTCAATCTGGTCCTAGAGGTGAAGGTGTAAAAAATGTAGGCACAGGCGTTGGTGCTGCTGCAAGTGGTATTGGTAAAGGATTAGGTTTCGCTGCTCTTGGTGGTGCTGCGTTGATGGGACTTTCATCAATGCTCACACTTGATGCTGATGCTATCAAAAGCAAAGTAAGTACATTATTATCAATCGCTGACCTGCCGGGTATGACAGTAAAAAATGTTGCTGGCGTAGGTCTTACATTGGGCGCATTAGGAGTAGGCCTTGCTGCGTTTGGTATTGGTGGTGGTATTGCCGGTATCGGCGATGCGGTTGCTAAATTTACATCTGGTGATAATTGGCCAGAAAGAATTAAAAGTAATGTAGAAAAATTACTATCAATTGCAGACTTGCCAAATATGACTGCTGGAGCAGTTGCAGGGGTTTCTGCCACAATGGGCGCACTTGGTGCTGGTCTTGCTGCATTTGGTGCAGGTTCAGCAGTTGCAGGTGTTGGCGCAGGCATTAACGCAGCAGTAGAAAAGTTTGGAGGCGGTGGTAATTGGGTAGATAACATTGTTACAGATGTTACAAAATTAGTCAATTTGGCAACCAGTTGGAATTGGGGCACAGTAGCTGGTGCGGTTGTTAAATTCCCAACCGTAATGGGCGCACTTGGCGCTGGTCTTGCACTTTTTGGCGCAGGTAAAGCCGTTGAAGGTGTAGGCGCTGTTGTACAAAATGGCGCAGCATATGTCGATAAGTTTTCTAGTGGCGGTGGTTTTGGCGAAAGAGTACACAAAGAAGTAACATCATTACTTAATATTCTAGACCACAAAAACGCAGGATTTGGTGGCGCTGCTAGTTTTATTGCAACAATGGGTGGCATTGGTGCCGGTCTTGTTGCGTTTAGTATTGGTAAAGGCGCAGAAGCTATTGCAGAAGGTGGACAAGCAGGCGTTAAATCCTTTACAGAAGGAAAACCATTCGCTGAAAGAGTAAAGAGTGAAGTTGAAACATTACTTTCTATTATGTCTCTACCAGGCATAGAAGGAAAAAATGTTGCTGGGTTTGCTCTTACAATGGGTGGTATTGGCGCAGGTCTTGCTGCGTTCTCTTTAGGCAAAGGCGCTGAAGCTATTGCAGCAGGTGCACAAGGCGCAATATCTAAATTTACAGACGATCAAGGTTTCGCTCAAAGAATTAAAAGCGAAGTCGAAACCCTTATGTCTATACCAGCACTTGCTGAGAATGCTGGTGGTACAGAAACTTTAAAGAAGGCTATGAGTGACATAGGTGAAGCATTATCTACTTTCGCCGGTGACAAACTATCGTCAGCGTTTAAAAATCTTGGATCAGCAGCACTTGGTTTCTTATCTGGCGACAAAGGTCCGGTTGCAGAAATGTTATCTTTAGCTGATAAATCGGATGATCTAACGAAAGCGGCAGATGCTTTGACAAAAATTGGCAATGCGCTTGAATCGTTTGGTAAAATTAAAATTAAGGCTGGCGATCTAGACTTCGAAGCTCTTGGTAAAAATATAGCAGGTTCTTTGCCTCTTTTACAAGGTTTAGCACAAGGCGGTTTCCCAACAGCAGCTTCTGGTGTAATAAAAATGCCTGGATGGTTCAGTAGTAATATTGATGTACCTTCTGGCGGCGTCTTTGATCCTAAATTAAGACTTGAAGAACTTGCGCCTGCAATGCAAAAGATTCAAGCGGCATTAGGTATGCAAGTTGCTGCAACACAAACAGCAATACCTGCCGCGGCCGTTCCTGATGCAACTGGCACTGGTGCAGGCGGTGCAGGTACAGCGATACTATCAGCACCAACAAATGCTTCTGACAACAGTACAACAAATAATGTTACAAACAATTACAACACTTATAATTACAATTATCCACCAGGCGCAGCAAAGACTGCCGGTGGTGCTGCAGGACAATAAAAAAAGGGGGCAATTTCTCGCCCCCTTTCTCACACCTGCTTACTTAGGTGTATTAGTCATCTTCGGCCAATTTCTTGAAAAACGATAGATCATCGTCATCATCATCGACGGAAGATGAACGTGATGGAGTTTCTGCCATACTAGGAGCCTCACGCTCCTTAAACGAGGGAGTAAAGTCCATCACTGGTTCGTCGTCCTCTGCGGTGATCGCGGGTGCGTGTGAGCCGCCATCAAGTGCTAGGACCCGATAAAGTTTTACTTTAAGTTCATCGTAGCTCTTGAAGTTCTTAGGATCGACGAATTCGTTTACATTGTGTAGATTTTCGAAAACTACACTTTCAATCTGATTATCATCACCATCAAATAGAGTTGATGGACTGTCAAATTCAGATTTGTCGTAATTACGGTAACCTTCAAAGTTGCGAATCTTCAACTTGAAGTCTGCACCATTCCAGATATCAAAAGGATTTACAGGCTGTTCGTCCTGAAATTGTGGGTTCATAAGATCATTAATCTTATCATAAATCTTCTTACCAAACTTGTAGACGAAGACTTTACCCTCGTTTTCTGGATGTGCAGGATCCTTGAGTACTAAGATATTGGCATAGAAGGATAGACGACGCTTCTGTTTACGAGCAATATCTTTGTCTTTCTCATTACCAGAATTCCAGAGTTTTGAATTATACTCCGAAACAGGATCATCCTGGTTAATTGTTGTGAGAGAGTTTTCAATATACCATCCGCCAGGACCTTGGAAACCATGGTCCCAAATGCGAACAAATGGAATATCATCAGGATTTTTGTTTGGAAGGAAACGAATGACAGCATAACCGTTGCCGGCCTTATCGACTTCTGGCTTCCAGAAACGATCATCACCACGAGAGTTTTGCTGAGTGTTGTTGTTGAGTTTTTGTAATTGAGAGGTTAACTTATCAAAGTTAGAAGTACTAGCTTTCTTAAATTGTGCGTATGTAGACATTTATATCTCCTTAGTATATGCGAGTTATCCAAAGTATTCAAGCATGATTTTTTTCATGCCTGAGCGTTCATATTGTAAAAACGGTTTGTATTTACATGCTTTGTAATATACATCATTCCAAATGATTTGTAAAGAGATTTTTTTATTCCAATGTTTGAATATCCCTAAACAATCATCAAATATAATCAAAGTCTCCAATGAAATCTTTCCTTGTAAGAATCTTTCTAGTAGATACGGATGTTGACCATCTGTCACTACAAAGTTACTATCAAAGTCATCTTTCAAAAAAGACAATTCATTTTTAAAATGATATCCGAGAGATTGCTTTCTCTTCAACCATTCATTATATATATGCTCCGCTTCTGACGAAAGCAAATCTCCGACCCACATTTTTCCTTTGTCGGAAACAAAGTTCGCAAGGATCAAACTCTGATAATCTTTCTTTTTAGAAAGCTTGTAAAATTGGAACTTATCCTTGCGAATTTCGAAAGAGTCTACCGTTGCGGTAACTTTTCCTCTATATTTAAAATAATCATAATTCGTTGTAAAGTGTTGCTTTAAAGCGAGATAAAAGGTATATGCATTAAAGGCTTCTTTTGTCGAATATATGCCTGTCATAATGGTAATTGTGTTGTCTTCTCTATCAAGTTTAATTCTTGTGCTTCTTCTTGAATATATGATTTAATTACAGGAATTTTACGAATCATATCAGCGACAGATTCGATTTCCATGTTATTCTTTTCAGCGTAATGTACGGCAGCATCCAGAAAAGATGTTTGACCAGTTTCATCACTTTTAACAAGAGCTGTAATTTCTTGTACAAACAATTCCATACTAATTTTTAATACTGTCACTTTTCTTCTTGCTTCCTTTTTAAGGTTTGAATTTTGTCGGAAAAATACTTTGCTACTATGTCTGAATCTATAAAATCTTTTTTGACTCTTAAATCTGCTAATTCTCGTTCGAAGACCGCCAGTTCTATCCATTCAGCAGCTGATAGCATTTCTTTCTCCCTTGAGTTATGAGTTTAATATAACAGACATTTTTAACTTTGTCAACCTATATTTTAAGATAACCTATTCGAACATCTTCTAAATGACCAGAAGCATCATATTCATCGCCATCTTCATTTGGTATAAAGTTTGGTTTAACTTTAAGGTATTCAGAACCTTTCCAAACAGGCCATAGACCCTCGCCGATATCAAAATTGTGGGCTATGTCATTACCGGTTCTTAGATGAATTTCTATAATCTTATTATTTTTGTATTCAATATTCAAAAAATCTACGCCATCTAGTCCATATAGAAATCTAGGCACTTCATGTGCAAATTCTGGTATCTCACATACCACCCATCTTTCGAATTTTACAAGATTATTTCTTTTATTAAACCCTTGCATACAATGAAAAGGTTCCCATGCAAAAACAGAACCACTAGGTGCGTCTGTTCTTTTATAATCAATGCTGTAATGATTACCATTAAAAAACTGACACCAAAAATAACCAGGTGGTATTAAATCGTTTTCTTTTATATTTTGATTATCGTTTGTCGATATATTTATGACTTTTGCACCGATGCCCATACCATACAAATTGTATACAGGTCTTATAACATATAATCCTGTCTTTTCAACAGGTACACATGCAGGACCAGCCTTATGTCCTAATTTCAATGCAAGTTCAAGTTTATTGAATATCCATCGATGCTGGGGATATTTCCCCCAAGCTTCTATGTCATCCATTTTTTATCTTCCTTGACCCCTATACTTTTTATAGGATTGTCTTTTGGATTTATTCATGGTGGAAGTGGAGATCATAGAGTTATTTTTACCAATGGTCGTCTTCTTCCTAACACCTATGTGAATATAACTAGTACCAATAGATCCCTTTGATCCGCCCTTTCCAGCCATGAATGCCTCCTGTTATTAGAATACGAAACTTAGTCCCGTTTTTACAACATATGTTTCATCTGCTCTCGCAAAATCAACGTTTGAAAATACAACTGCACGATCATTTATGGCATATGTAACCTGAGCGGTCATAGTACCATCATCGCCTGCAACGTCCGTATCTTGGTAACCACCAAGTACAGATATCTTATCGGTTACATCAAAACCAAATGTAACTTCATAACCACGAGTTACATTTGTTGTCTTGTCACTGTCATACATAATCATATCGCCAAAACCGGCACCACTGTCAGCATCAGCAATTGAATATGTTGCAGCAACACTTACTTTACCATATTTTTTTGCGTAACCAACATTGTACCAGGTTGAATCGTTAGATTGGTCTTGAGATATCGATGCACCAAAACCCATAACTCCAACACCTACTTGATAAAAATCAACTTGGTTGTCTTCAGATGTTGTGTCATCCATGGCTACTAAACCACCGACTGAAACTGGACCAAAAGTGCCCATGTACTTAACTGATTTTGTTACCTTATCGCCTGGTTTTTGTACAGCCGAATTGCCGGCATTGTAGAAAACATCGGTCTGATTTGCAAATTCAGCGGCAAGACTTTTTTGCTTACCGAGACTTAGTTCGCCGAATCGACTATTGCCAATGCCAACATATCCGTAGTCTGTTGTTACAACATCACTACCGTTAATATCTGCAGCAACATTTAATTCGCCAAATCCATAGATATCGCCGTTTGATTTACCTTTAACACCAAACTTGGTGTCTGTAGATTCTACACTTAATTCTTTACCATCGGCGTTGCCATATTCGACAAAAGCGCGTACTTCACCGGATCGTGTTACTTCTACCTTTAGTGGTTCTTTTGCTGGTTCTTTAGCTTGTTCTGTGGCAAAAGCAGCACCTGTTAGTACTGTGCTAGCGAGTAACACAGCAGTAAATTTCTTATTTAACATGAAAGTTACCTCTTTTGTATTGGAAAAAGATAAGGGACTAACCGTGGTCCCTCGCGGGTCTATTACGCGACCAACCGTACTGCAAATCAGTCTTTCTTATTTATAAAAGACTGAAGCTTTTCAGCCTGTGCAATTATCTCTTCTGGTGTAAACATCTTTGGAAGATATTTATGAACCTCTTTATAGAGCTCTTGATTTGTCTCTGCTGCACGAGTAAAAGCGTCCCAAGCCATTGTTTGGTATGTGCCATACTGTGCATCTAACATTTCTTTCGCCATCTTTAAAAGATCGAAACGAATTTCATAAGGTGTTTTAGCCATATCACTTCACTCCCTTTGCCATAGACTCACCTATCGCATTAGCAATTGCGTTAGTTTGTCTTACCAATTCTTTTGTGAATTGTGTTTGTCCTTCGATAATTCCTAAGAGCGGTGCGCTCAAAGTTTCATCTTTTACCCAAGTACTGACCCAGGTCCTTTTTGCATTTTGAATTGCATCAATATAAAAATTTGTTAGATTTTCGGTTGTAAGATTAGGTGTGAACATTTTGTTCTCCTTTGTGTGTGTGTTTTAAAAAAATTAAAGACCGCCTAAACCGATCTTTTTCAAACGATAGTTTAAATCGGCTCTATCTGCAATGTTAGAACCAACTAACTTGTCGATTGACGGACTAGGAAACTTTGGTAAGAAAAAATTAAATATTAATTTGATCATTGCCAGTGCTTCCCATAACGAAGTTCGTTACGAATGGATTGAGCTTCTGCGTGAAAACCGCGAGCGTCTAATTCTCTCGCTGTGCGAGCCATTCCGCCACGAACAATAGCTCTATGAATTTTTGAAAGTCTGGATTTACATGCACTTATAAAGCATGTTTCAAACGCGAGTGCATTTGCGATAAGTGTTGACATTTTTTACTCCTGTGTGTATGTCTGAGCGTCTTTGCTCATGTGTATTTATATGTGCAGTGCAACATTTTAGTATGTGTTTTTAGTATGTCTGATAACTCTTAAAGTGATGGGTGATTCTGTTGCTAGGCTCACCCATCGAAACCCCGACAACTTACTGACTAAGCAGCAAGTGCCATTGGTGCAAAATTATCGTTTGCATTTAGTTTTTTTGGTCTATACGCGACCAACCGTGTGGCTCCGATTTCCTAATTGCTGCCAGTCGATCCTATTTCGTCCCCACAGAAACACACTAGCTAGTCCTGCCCATCCGACTAGTATAAGTTAGACCGTTTGCGCTAGGCATTGTCCGTATGCATCCGTCTTATCTAGTGTGCTTGTGGTGGAGACGATGGGTACTGCCCCCATGTCCTGTACAGCGTTGAGTCATCCTCAACACCACGATCTATATAGTAAATTATTAATTGGTGAAAGTCAACCTTTTTTTTCAGACTTCACGAGGGTGAATACACCCCAACCAATAGCTGCCCAACAAATAAGGTTCATTGGTACGATTGCTGAAAAGAATAGTCCAACGACACCTACTGCGATAAGAGCGCTACCATCCCATGATGTGCGTTCTTTAATTCTGCTTTTAACCCAATTAAACATTATAGTTACCTCTTATTGTTAAAATACACCGACCAATGGTCGGTCTTATATTTATAGATTGGCAGTGTACCAATCTGGTATATTTCGATTTGTCCACTTCGCAAAAGATGATTTTGCAACATTATAATAATTACGATAAGATTGAACAGGATCACCTTCCACTATACATTCTGGATAGTGTTTCATAGCAATTGCGAAGGGGGTGCGTGGACCTTTTGAAATATTATTTGGCGGTTTTAATAGATAACTGCCAATATCTTTATTGATCCACGCACCATGGGATTTATTGTATCTATGATTATATTCATAGACCAAACCCATATAGTGTTGAACATGCCACTTATAGTTTTCATCCGACGCCATAGTCCATATAGTGCAAGGATGACCAGTGTGACAGGCCTTCATTAGAATATCTTCACGGCCATCAGGCAGACGCCATCGTTTGATATTGCGTCCGTTGGCCGTCTTTTCTATATACATTTCACCATCTAATAAACGATGGGCTGTAGATAGCATCTGAGCAGACTCAGTTACCATCTTTACCACATGTTTGTCGCAAAGTTGATTTGCAGACTTTATTGGATTTTCATCAACTACAAAGATATTCATGAATAATATTCTTTCAAGAGAGGGAAAAGATACTCATTTAGACTATCTTGGTTTGATTGGTATCGAATACCAATGCCACCTGCAGCATTCCATTTGTCGATGTTACTTTGTTTATCATCTACCAGAATGTTAGGTGTACCATCGACGGATGATACGGCGAACTTGTGTTTATGACTGGTGAAGATGATATTCTGAGGAAGAGGATCATAACCATAATTCTCTAACCATCTACGCTTCCAGTAAGAAGAGTTATCACGATCACCACGAAGAGGTGTTGAACAGATACCCCAGTTAGTACCAGTCAGGTTTTTAACAAACTTAATTAGTTCATAGCTTCTACATACGATGCCTGTTCCATCGACAAACTTTTCTTCGTAGAAAGGATCTAAGTGATAGAAAAAGTTTGTATCTTTAAGAGTATCAAGAACCTTCTCGATGTTTGAGATTTCTTTCCAATGTAGAACCTCGCAATGTTTTTCAAGGCCTCCGAAGAAGTCTGCAATTACACCATCCATATCTAAATAAACAATCATTTCTTTTCTTTCTCTATTTTATGATGCATCCTAACATGAGGATAAACCAGAGTCAAGCAAAAAAATACTTTTTTTTTAAAAAAAATTTTAGTATGTAAGTCATTGATTTTGTTTTAAAAAAAACTATTGACATGATGGTCTGCTTGTGATAGGATGGTATAAATTGAAAGAAAGGCAGCGAATCGATGTACATTTCTATAACTGGTGGAACGAAGAAACAAAAACACCTAGTTAAAGAGGTAGCTCAATGGGCGGCTGACGAGGTTCTTGGTAAACGACTCGCAAATGTTATTGACATTGATTTTGAAATTAAAAAGAAACTTGATGCCGATGGTTGGTGCGAATGGTTAGACGATAATCTTCGACCGCGTGAATTTAAAATTCAAGTTAGAGCTGAACAAAGTATGTCTGATATGATTGTCACCATATGTCATGAAATGGTGCATGTGCGACAGATGGCTCGTAGTGAATTGAAAGAGATTTACAGAGGCGGTCATTGTCAGGTCTGGAAAGGTAAGAAGTTGCCTATAGACACGAAATATGAAGATCAACCTTGGGAAAAAGAAGCATACAAAATGCAAACACCACTTGCTAAAAAGTGTGTAACTGAAACTGGTGTTATCAGCGTTTTGTCAAACCAAGAAAACAAAGATTAGAAACATTAAATTCTCTTGCTTCGGCAATATGATCTGGTTTACGATGCCACTTACCATTAATGTTTTCATTATACCAACCAGATTCTTCTAAAACATTATATAGAAACTGTTGTTTAACTTCCTCATAGTTGGTATCACCACGAGTTACATGCAGTGACAGGATAACTCTATCAAAGTTTTCTTTGCCTAATCGTTCTACATCATTCAGAAGTTCCTTAGAAGAACCGTAATAAGTTTTCCAGTCGCTGTCAGACCTTTGACGGCGACTTTTTCCTTTTACCTTTCTGACTTGATGAAAGTACTTTCTTCCTATGTATTTTTTATGTTCAATGCGATTCACTATCAGATAAACAAAACCAACAAATTTATCTACATCTTCATCATTAAAACTTTTCCCATTGAATGTCCAAGGGTTATCGTAGCTCATTCATTATCAATATCCCAGTCTTCATCCCAGTTTGCGGGGTATTCATCATCATCTTCTTCTATCTCTGCACCGCAAAAAGGACAATAGAAAATATCTTCATTTTCTTCATGTTTCACGGTAAACGCTGCAGCACAGTTTGTACAAACGTGATCAAAAGGACTATCTTCGTACATGGTTTCTCCTATTAACTTGCCCAAACATCGGCCCAAGATCCAGACAAAGCACCTTTTGCATAATCAGTTGCTCTGTTTTCGAAAAAGTTCGTGTGCGTTGGTGCATTGATCATTTCTTCTACCCAAGGCAGAGGATTCTTTTTGACTTTAAAAATACCTTTCATACCCATAGAAATAAGTCTACGGTCTGCAATATAACGAATATACTCTTTCACTTCTGTATCGCGTAGGCCTTGAACTCTGCCCATCTTAAAGGCAAGATCAACAAAGTTATCTTCAAGTTCTACCATCTTCTCAGCGATTGTATAGATTTGAGATTTCGTTTCGTCATTCCATAGTTCACGATTTTCTTCTATATATGTCCTAAAAAGTTTGATCATTCCTTCAGCGTGCATGGTTTCATCAACAATCGACCATGTTACGATTTGCCCCATGCCTTTCATCTTACCGTGACGAGGAAAGTTCAATAACATAATGAATGATGCAAACAAAGCAAGACCTTCTGTGAAGGCTGAGATTGCAGCAACCTTAACAGGAATAGATGCGCCATTATCTACCTTTGAATGAAAGTATTCATGTTTCTCACGCATCGCATCGTATTCTAGAAATTCATTGTATGTAGACTCTGGCATGCCAAGAGATTCGATAAGGTGAGAATATGCAGCCACATGCAATGCTTCTCTTGCAGCGAACGAAGAAAGCATCATACGAATTTCTGGTTGTGGGAATGCAGGTAGATAATTCTTAACATACCCACCAGCAACATCGATATCAGACTGTGTGAAGAACCGAAAGATTTGTGTTAGAAAATACTTCTCTTCTGTAGATAAACGATTCTTCCAATCTTTAACATCTTCAAGCATTGGTACTTCTGTATGAAGCCAATGCGACTGTTCATGTTTTAACCATGCGTCATAAGCCCATGGATAATGAAAAGGTTTAAAGTAATCTCGTTCGTCTTGAAGTTTAAGTTTATTTGTCATCTTTTCCCTCGTAATATGCTTTTAGTCCTTCGTACCCACCTGGTAATAATTTGCCATCAATAAAAAGTTGTGGCACAGTTAAACATTTATATTGTGACATAAGATCAAATGCTTCTTCTTCATCTAAATCTACCTCTTCATATGGTTGATTAAACGACTTAAGAAGAGACTTAGCCTGATCACAATACCAACATGTCAAACTTGTTATAATTTTTACATGCATCTTTTAACCCTCACACGCCAAACATTCTTCACCTTGTGCAATGGCAGCCATGTCAATTTCTTTAATGATATCTCTTTCAATCTTTTTAGATACACGATCAGCCTTGCCAATCTTCTCAGAACGGCAATAATATAATGTCTTCACGCCTTTCTTCCATGCTAGAAAGTGTACAGCGTGCAGATAACCGATATGTGTATCTGGTCTAAAGAATACATTTAAAGATTGTGATTGATCAATGTAAACTTGACGATCAGCTGCATGTTCGATAATCCAACGCTGATCAATTTCCATTGCAGTCTTATATATATCCTTCTCATAATCGTCTAAACACTTTAGATGTTGTACTGAACCATCATTTGCAATAATTGTAGACCAGAGTTTGTCGTAATCTAAAGATGCGTCTTCTTGACATTTCTTTTTAAGCAGATTATCAAGATACTTATTTTTGTTTAAAAAGGAACCACTAAGAGTATCTTGCCTGTATGCATTGGCTCTCCAAGGTTCAATCGAAGGAGAGGTGTTGCCCATAATAATCGAACTGGAGGCGTTTGGTGCGACTGCCATAACGTGACTGCATCGTAGTCCTGTACCAATTGCATCAGGGGCTTCTCCCCTTTCTGTCCCCAATTCAACATTGGCTCGGTCAAGTCCTGTTCGTATATGTTTAAACATTCTGAGATTTGCAGATTTGGCAAGAGCAGACTCCCAAGGGACGCCTTTTCGTTGCAGATATGCATGAAATCCCAAAGCTCCAACGCCAACTGATCTTTCTTGCATTGCTGAAAATCTAGCTCTTGCGACCGAGTCTGGTGCGTTATCAATAAAAGACTGCAAAACATTATCAAGCATTTCAAGAATATCACGCAAAAACATTTTGTCTTTTGACCATTCATCGAAGTACTCTAGGTTGACTGAAGATAGACAACAGACAGCTGTTCTATCTTTGTTTGTTGGCAAAATAATTTCAGAACAAAGATTTGACTGTGCGACAGATAAACCTTTTTCTTTTAACCAGGTTGGTAGTTTACGATTCGATTCGTCGATGTAATGAATGTACGGTTCACCAGTCTGCATACGCATTTCAATAATGCGTTGCCATAGATCAAGAGCCGAAACAACTTCTCTTACTTCTTTTGTGTGAGGATCCCTTAGTTCCCAAGAATCATCAGCATCTTTGTCTGTCATTCTCTTTTCAATAATCTGCATAAAGTCATCGGTGATATTAACACCATGATGTAGATTTAAACAACGGAAGTTTTGATCGCCTGTTGGTTTACGCATTTCAAGGAAAAGTAAGATATCAGGATGAGATATATCAAGATAAGCAGCATAAGAACCACGGCGTGTTTTGCCTTGACGATAAGCCAACGAAGAAGCATCATACATCTTTAAATGAGGCATAACGCCTGTAGATTTGTCATCAGCACTGCGAATGCCAAAACCAATACCAACACCGCCGCCTAACATAGACAACCAATTTGTTTCTGATAGGTTGTCAACAAGACCTTCAGCGGTGTCGTTAATGTAATTAAGATAACAAGAAATTGGCAAACCTCTTTTAGACCTGCCATAAGAAAGAACTGGAGTAGAATATGATAACCAATGTTTACTTACATAATCATACAATCTTTGAGCATGTTCTGCATTACTGGAAAATGTTTTTGAAACAAAAGCAAATCGTTCTTGTGGAGAAATTTCATTGTCCATCATGTAAGATTCTTTAAGTCTTAAAACACCGAGTTGATCGAACAATTGGTCTCGGTTTGGGTCTATTGTAATGCCCATGTGCTCCATTTTTCTCTCCTTAAAATTATTTTTTTGTAATAGCAAAAGATATGCTATATCTCTTAAATTTTTCATCAATAAGTGGTGTTACATAATGTTCTAACCAAGCAGGAAATAAAAGTAATAATGATTCTTTAGGTATCACTACGGTACTAATACCGTAATAAGGATACAAAGAAAGAAAATTATCATCTCCTCTAATAATTTTAGTTGTTTTTGCGGGATCTCTAATCACCAAACTTCCACCTTCATTAGCTGCAGTTTGAGCTAAAATATTTTTTTCGATTTCAAAATCGTCTAAATTTAAATTATGACTATTTGGCGAAATAGGATAATAAACTCCGCTAAAAATAGCATTGCCATTACCATGGGTGTGAGGATGAGACCAACCTCCTCTTTTCCAAATAACATTTGCCCAAAGGTCTTTTAGTTCTAATTTTTGTTGTACATATTCTTCTTTATACCCTACATTTATCATAACAGGAGATGCGACTTGCCAAATAATATCTTTTAACATATCAAAACTTTGATATTTTGTTTCTAGACCAGGAGATGCTTGAGATTGCCAAGTGCCTTCTGTACCACCAAAAGACCTTTTTTCTCCACCTATAGTTGACGACATTAACATTTCATTATCAATATCTTTTACAATCTGTTTATTTAAATCTCTCATATTTTCGCCAAGATTCACAACCCCAAGTGGCGAAGGAAACAAAGATAATACAGTCAAATCAATAGATTTTTTTTCTTCCATTTTATGTCTCACTACCAACAAACTCTTTCATCATAGGAAATATCTTTGCAATTTCGACAGCACACATTTCTGCGATTTGTCGATGTTCTTTCTGCGTACCATTTGCGCTTCGTAGTTCTATATAGTGTACCCAAGATCGAAGGGTTCCGTTCATGTACATGCGCGACATTGTGAGTCCTTCTGGCAGAACAGCACGAGCCTGTTCTTTGGCAATACCATTTTCAATCGCCCAAGAATAAACTTCTTTAGCGCGATTAATAACACCGGCCTGCCTGCGAGACCATTCAGCAAGTAAGTCTTGATATTTTTTATTTTCCATGATACTAGGATCACTTTCAATCTCAATAGAGTTTTGACGATTCTTTGTATCTTGTAAACGACATTCACGAGTAGTAAATTCAAGTTCTTTTATAGGATCAGCATATCGTTGACTAAATTCTTGAAAAGAAAAGGAACGGTGTCGGAGTATTTGTCTCGCAATGTCTCTTGAAGTTTCAATTTCCAGACACGCGGAGACCATCTCCAGAGGCGACCAGTGTTTATTCTTTACAAGATATCGTATAAGTTTCTCAGCTGTTTCATCATTATTTTGATTAGCAGGATTTGAAACTCTTGCCGCATAAGCAATCATGTCTTGTAGAGATTTAGGTCTCTTAACTCCTTCTATGTCTCTAAACCAATTTTCAGGTGCCTGGCTGTAGCTGATTAATTTTACTTTTTGCATCTAACATTTTCTCCAAGAATTTAAATATGTGCTAGCCATGAGGCCAGAATAGCTAGAATCGTTAATAATTCTAGAAAAACTATCAATCGTGAGCCCATTTAATATAACCTCATTAACGTCTTTTCCTTTGACATTTGGCCAAAAGAAGACTTTAAACCCATCTTCAATTGCCTTACTCATTTTAGAAACAATTTGTTTGCTTCTTGGTTCATTGTCATAGATAACTACTGCTTTGTCCTTGTTCTTTAAATCAGACACATTTAAATCAGAACCGGCCATAGCAATAGAATTTTTCAAAAATAAACTATCGATAGGTCCTTCAACAATGTAATATGTTTTAGTGAAGTCTACATTATCCAGACCAAAGATTTTGTGTCTAGATTCGTCTAACATGATCGTTATATATCGTAGTTCACTCTTGTCAAAGGCGCGACCTTGAAAGCCAAATACCTCTCCATTCTTATC